GTATTCAGATTGTGAAATGCAGTTTTTGACGGTAGATGTATCTAATAATGAAAAGCCGTTTTTAATCGAATTCTTATGCAATAATATCACCGCCTCTGCTGCAGAGTACATGTTGAAAACTGCAGGCGATAAGAAATTAGTATTCAAATTTGAAATTGATTTGATATAATTATCCAGTTGACCCATAGTGGTCCTTATAAAGAAGGAGGTTTAATGCAGACATTTTTGCCTTATGCAAATTTTGATGCTAGCGTCGCATGTTTAGATATGCGACGTCTTTGAATGCTTGGAAAGCAACGTGTTGAAACTATGCAAGTTCTTAATATTCTATTAGAAAGAACTCCAAGTAAAGGATGGCGAAATCATCCAGTAACTTTAATGTGGAAAGGTTACGAAGTCGCTCTACAGTCCTATCAAAATGCCACTCTAAAAGAATGGATACGTCGTGGATATAGAAACAATATTAAGTTTGAGATATTAGAAGATGAACTCATATTTCCAAATTGGTTTGGGGATGAAAAATTTCATATCTCACATCGGTCAAACCTGCTTAGAAAAGATTTTTTATATTATTCTCAATATTTTGAGAATGTCGATTCTAACCTTCCTTATGTATGGCCGGTGATGCAAAGTGGCAGTTAGTGTTTTTCTTTCTGGTGCAATTGAAAACTGCGGGTCTTACGCCTATGGATGGAGAGGGGTAGCAACCTCAATGCTTGAGGGGTCTGGTTATAAGGTATTTAACCCCCTTGACATTAAGGTCACAGAAGACTCTAAACCTCATGAAGTAGTTGATAAAAATCTATTTTTACAGAAACGATCTGATATTCTTTTAGTCGAATATATGATTCCGGATAGGTGTTATATTGGAACAGATTTTGAAATGACATATGCTAAATTGCACAGTCAACCAGTTATTGTGTTTTGCGATACTTTAAACAAAGATAGAATTTATTTGAAGTATTTAGCAACAAAAGTTGCTTCTTCATTAGAAGAAGCTGTAGAATATATACGTTCAAATTATCCAACTAACTAATGAAAGGTTATGAACAATGGCAGAGAATAAGTTTAAGTATTTCGCAGTAACTTCAACAACAATAGTAAAGGCCAATAATAAGGCTGACGCAGAGCGAATTGCTCTAAGTGTAAAGCGTCCAGCAAATGTTCCTGGTGAACTTATCTATAAAGATGTTGAAGTTGAACGGATTAGTGCAATCCAAGCTCGCGAACAACTTGTCGGCTGAATATAATTTATTGTTGGTATAACCGTTAATAGGGGAGGGTAGGGCATTCCCGTCCTGCCCTCCCCTGTAGTTATTAAAGGAAGATTGCATGCTAATCGCACAAATGATAGGTAAAAATGAGTCAAGTAGATATTTAGAAGTGGTTCTACAAAGACTATTTACTCAGGTTGACAAGATCATCTTTACAGATGATTGTTCAACTGACGATACAATAGAAATTGCAGCAAAATATGCTGAAGTGTTTCAAACACCTGAGTCGCTTTTTAGTAAGCATGAAGGTCAGCTGAGAGCATTTGCTTGGAGTAATCTTGAAAAGTTTGCTAAAGTTGGAGACTGGATTATCGCAATTGATTGTGATGAACTTCTTTTTCATTTAGAAAATCAACCAATTTCTCAAGTTTTAAATTCTGCACCCAATGATGTAGTAAATGTAAGATTTTATCATATGTGGAATGCTAGCCAATTCCGTGTAGATAAACTTTGGACACCAAATAATAGTTCACGTATATTTAGATACATTCCCAATGGCGGATTTGCTAATAGAAAACTTGCCTGTGGTTCAGAGCCAACTTATATTTTGGATTGGATCAGATCTGGTAACTATTGGCAAGATTCAAATCTTGTGATGCAGCACTTAGGATATGCCAAAGATGAGGATAAGTCAGCTAAATGGCAACGATATTCAGAAATTGATCGTGGGGAATTCCATAATCTTAATCATATCAATTCTATAATGGATGAGAATCCAGTTCTAATTAATTGGAATACTCTTATCAATTATGAAACACCAAAGTTCGTAGGAGTCTAAAATGACCATTCTCGATCCAAAGCAATCTATTCAAAAACTTACGTACAATATGAATCAAAAAGAGAAGTTTGCGTACATTAATATTCCTAAAGCTTCAGTAATTGGTTTAGGAAAAAATAGCGAGTACGCCTTTCCAGCATATTTTGCTAAAAATGTAATATCATCTTTTCGTAAGAATAATCCAAAAGTTATGAAAGCAGTATCCCATACACTTTCATCTGATATTCAAAATGGTAGACATTCAAAAATTGGTTTAGATAAAAATAGTGAATATTTTTATTCAAACATTTTTGAATACTACTTCATGAAGCATAGAGATATTTATAACTCTTTTATAGATTTTTATATCAGAAATAGTTCTTCGGTAGTTGTCAGTTTCCACGATAAGAAGAATATTCAAAAGCATTTTGGATTTCAAACTCATGTTATAAATGTTCCATTTAATAACTATTATGATAAAATAGATTCTGTCTATTCACAGTTAACTGAGTTTGATGGAGTAGATTACTGCATATTCGATTGTGGAGTTCTAAGTTTGGGGTTATTTCCAAAGATTTGGGACAATCTGAATTTTTCAATTATAGATTTAGGTAAGACTCTAACTCTTTCCAAGTCTTCTCACTGATATCGAATTGGTAGCATTAATTTATAGGAACGGCAGAAATATCTTCTGTCGTTCCTATATTTATAGATAGGGGATTTTTATGGGCAAGTTTGAGCAAGACGACACTGAATTTTTAATTGACCTACTACTAGAGACGTCTCTGTCAATTCCTGATATAGCAAAAGAACTAGATATACAGATAGTTGATGTTAAAAAAAAGATTGATCAACTTGGATTAGGTTGGATTAAAGATTCTAAAAAGAAAATGTCGAGAGGACAGAGTGCGCTTACTGCAATTATGCAGAAAATTCTTGTTGGAGAAAAAATAGTTAATGAATATACAATTGTTGATAATTTAAGACTTGATGTTTATTGCCCTAAATACAAAATTGCAGCAGAGTATCATGGTAGGCAGCATTTCTTTTATACTAAAAGATTTTTTGATTCAAAATATGAATTTGAACAAGCGCAGATTAGAGATGAAAAGAAATTACAATTTTGTAAAGATAACGGGATTGCTCTTATTGTTTTCCGATATAATGATACCTTGACTGAGGATATAGTTTTCAATCGTATGCTAGAAGTAATTAGAAAAACAGACTACATTCCAGATGTTAAACCTAAAAAAGCAAATACAACATCTACGTATTATCAAGAGATGAAAAAAAAGAATTCGCAATATCGTAAAAAGATATATAGAAAGATGAAAGATTCTAAATCAAATGATCCTAGATGAGATAACTGAAGTTCAGGAAGTTCCCTTAGAATATCAGATCTTTGCACTCTGCTTTAAAGAGGAGGGTGCAATCTCGTATTTCAATGAGAATTTAGATTCAGATTTGGTAGGTTTAATACATGGAGAAAAGGGTATAAATGAATTCTATACAGCCCTACTCTCATTCTATAGAGCTACATCATTAGATCGTATTGATTCAATTGCATTTAAGTCATGGTTGAGTTCTGAAACAGAAATCTACGATGCGCTTGGAGGTAATGCTGGAGTAAGTATTCTGATAGATCTTATTCTTTCTACAGACTTCTCTAATAAGGAATCTGTTTTAGAGCTAGTTAAATATAAGGCCAATAAACGCAAGCAGATTAACTATTTACAAGAACTTCAAATCCTTATAGGTAAAAAGGGATTAAAAAAAGAAGAAGACATTTCTAGAATTAACGAACTTGCGTCAGCAATTAAAGATCTAGAAAATCAAATTAAATACGATCCCTTTAGCAAACTTACAACTGCAATAGACATCACTGAAAGAGCTGAAGCCCTTTTAGATATCCCCAGCTTCCTGCCAACTCAATTTAAGGCTTTGAATAAAGCAATGGGATATACGGAAGATGGCGGCTTTTTTAGAGGCGCAGTTCACGCAATAATTGCAGCCTCAGGCAAAGGTAAGAGCACATTTGCTAAATGCTTGACTAACTATTGGCTTGACAGTGGTCTAAGAGTTTTGTATATTAATTTTGAAGAAGCAACTGGTCATTGGGAAAGAATTTTAATGACCCAAATTATTGGTAGAAATGTTTATTTAGAAGCTGATAATTGGGACTCTGTTGAGGCATCCAAATATCTTCGGATATTCAAAGATAGACTTTTAGAATGGGGAGATAGACTTATGGTTCGACATGATCCAGAGACTCCATATTTTGAGGATCTAGAATTTTGGATTAGAGATCTAATTGGTCATCCTGAAAGAACGCCAGATGTATTGATCATCGACACTATTCAATCTATGTTTATACGCGGTGGTGGTAAAGGTAAACCTAGATGGGGTGAGTATGAAGAAATGATGGTTAGATTAGAAAAGCTAGCTAAGGATATGAATGCCGCCGTTATTATTACGGCTCAGGAAAATTCAAATAGAATGAAAGAAAAAA